AACGAGGACCAGCAGGAGTGGCAGATCCCATGAATGACTACCACCTCCGCTTCCAAGACCGGCAGGAAATGCTGGACACCCTGGCCTCCATCGGGGTCCCGGTGAACCCGAGCACCCAGACCTCCGTGGACGAGATCGGCCCCATCGTCCTTGAGCCAGCCATCATGGACGGGGACGAGGAGCTTGTCCCGCCAACGATCGACCAGAGCCACCATGTCAACCTCCGCTGCCGGGAGCCGCTCACGGCCGGTCAGCTCGACGTCCTTGCGTCCTTCCTCGTCTATCCGGCGAACCCGGTGAGGGTGTGGGGTTGAGCCGCAACAAGAAGGCCCTGGAGTCCCTCCACGGCATCCTCATCGAGGAGCTGATCCAGCGCATCAAGGCGGGGACGGCAACGCCCTCCGACCTCAACGTGGCCCGTCAGATGCTCCGTGACAACCAGATCGACTGCGCCGCCGTCGAGGGTGCGCCGATCCTCAAGCTCGCCGAGAACCTGCCCTTCGACGACGAGGAAGAGGCCGCTTGACGAGGAAGAAGGACCCGACGCAGGACTTCCGCAACGTCCTGTACATGGTCTGGAAGCACCTCAACCTGCCTGACCCGACGCCCCTCCAGTACGACATCGCGGCGTTCCTTGACAACGGCCCGAAGCGTTGCGTCATCCAGGCGTTCCGCGGCGTCGGCAAGAGCTGGATCACCTCGGCCTACGTCCTCCACTGCCTGCGGAAGAACCCCGACACCAACATCCTGGTGGTCTCCGCAAGCAAGACCCGCGCCGACGACTTCACGACGTTCACCAAGCGGCTGATCGAGGAGATGCCGCTCTTCCAGCACCTGAAGCCCAGGGAAGGGCAGCGCGACTCCAAGATCGCCTTCGACGTCGGTCCCGCCAAGGCCAGCCATGCGCCCTCCGTCAAGAGCGTGGGCATCACGGGCCAGCTCACCGGCAGCCGCGCCGACCTGATCGTCCTGGACGACGTCGAGGTCCCCAACAACTCCGAGACGCAGGTCATGCGTGACAAGCTCGCGGAGTCCATCAAGGAGGCGGACGCGATCATCAAGCCCGAGGGGCGCATCGTCTTCCTGGGGACCCCCCAGTGCGAGGACTCGATCTACCGGCTGCTTGAGGACCGCGGCTACCAGACCCGTATCTGGCCCGCCGAGTACCCCAGCCAGCAGATGCTGGAGCAGTACGGCAGGCGCCTGACGCCCATGCTGGCGGACTCCTGGGACCAGACGAGGATCGGCGAGGCCACCGAGCCCACCCGCTTCTCCCTGGTTGACCTGGCCGAGCGAAGGCTGTCCTACGGCAACTCCGGCTACGCCCTCCAGTTCATGCTCAACACCTCGTTGAGCGACCAGGAGCGGTACCCGCTGAAGCTATCCGACCTCGTCGTCATGGACTTCGACAACGAGCACGGGCCGGAGAAGGTCTTCTGGAGCGGCTCCCCCGAGAACGTCCTCTCCGACCTCCCCAACGTCGGCCTCCGCGGCGACCGCTTCCACCGCCCCTTCAGGGTGCAGGGGGACTACGTCAAGTGGCAGGGGGTCGTCATGACGATCGACCCCTCCGGCCGCGGCGAGGACGAGACCGGCTACGCCGTGGTCTCCAGCCTCAACGGCTGGATGTACGTCCTGGACTGCGGCGGGCTGCGCGGGGGCTACACCCCGGAGAACCTCCAGAAGCTGGCGGACGTCGCCAAGCGGTACAAGGCCAACGAGGTCCTCGTCGAGGCCAACTTCGGCGACGGCATGTTCAACAACCTGCTGCTGCCGTACCTGCGCGAGACCTACCCCGTCACCCTGACGGAGGTCAAGCACAGCCAGCAGAAGGAGAAGCGCATCGCCGACGTCCTGGAGCCGGTCATGAACCAGCACCGGCTCGTGGTGCCCCCCAGGCTCGTCCGGGCCGACTACGACTCCGTCGGGGACGTCCCCAACGACAAGCAGGCCACCTACCGGCTGCTCTACCAGATGACCCGCCTCACCCGGGACCGGGGCTCCCTCCGCCACGACGACCGCCTGGACGCCCTGGCAATGGCCGTCCAGTACTGGAAGGACCACGCCTCCGCCGACGTAGAGGCCAACATCCTCGAACGCAAGGAGCGCCTCCTGGAGAAGGAGCTGGAGGACTTCGAGCGGAGCTGGAACAAGCTCTACCGCCCCCGCCACTCCCAGGGGTGGATCAGGCTTGGCCGTTAGCGGGGTTCTTGTGCCCTCTGGCGGCCTTTGACGCTTGGCAGGTACCTCCGGACGTCCAAAACTCGGACGCCTCCTGGAGCCTCCTAGGGGCCTTAGAAAGGAAACGATGGTTTCCCAGGCAGAAACGGCAGGAAAGGCCCAGGGATGACCTATGGAAAGGCATCGGCCTCTGGAGGCCATGCCGGAGCCACCAAGGCGGTCCTTGGGTAGACACACCAAGGACTAGGTTGAAATTGACGGTCGGGACACCAGGAATGGGGGAAGGGGGCAAAAGGGGTCTATAGGTGTCTATAGGTCTGCCTTCCACCGCCTTCCTCCCTCCCTCTCCAGAGACACCCAAAGCCCTACGGAGACCCTGCTCGATGTCCAACGCGAAGCCTGCTCGAAGCCGGTCCCTGACCGTCAGGGGCAGCCGGTGGAAGGTCAGGTGGGTCAACACCCTGGCAGACAACTACGGCGTCTGCGACTACGGCAAGAGGGAGATCAGGATCGCCAAGGGCCAGCCCACGGCAGTCGAGCTCGACACCGTCGTCCACGAGCTCCTCCACGCAGCCCTCCCAGACCTCGACGAGCCCGCCATCGCGGAGACCGCGGAAGCCCTTGCGGCCGCCCTGGTCAAGCTCGGGTTCGTCAAGGACCGTCCGTAAACGATCCGAAACCAAGCCACTGGTCCCCCGAGGGGTGGGCGTAAGCGCCCGAACGATGGTCCAACAATGGCCTAGCCAGCCATACGACGCCGTGAGGGCTCCGGCAATGGGGGTGTCAGTCCCCTTCGGCCCCTCCGGGACCGGTCTCAAGGTTTTTGCACAAAACTGTGAGAGGGTGGGGGTGGAGCGCAGCCGCGGGTTTCCCCCCGCACCCCCGCCCGAACGCGCCCGAATCACGCTCATGTCACGCGAACGTGACACACACGCGCAAATACGCCTGCAAATCACGCATACGCACGGGATTGGCAATCCTGCGCTCGCCCGCGCACCTGCATCAGAACAGCCTCGCGCCCAAGCCTCAACGCTTTCAGCGTTGGGGCCTATTTGCTCAAAACGCCACAGCACGCTCGCGTGAGTCAAGGCGAATCGAGGCAAGGCAGCCGGTTGTCACGGCAAATCCAAAAAAATCTATCCCTACGGGATACGGTGCCAATCGGCGACGATTCGGCGATGCCAGCCATTGACAAGCGGCCCGGCATCGGCGACCATTGAAAGCGCCGAGGCAACGTCGCCAAACGGCACTTATCACCCGATGCCAACGTAGTTGGCAGGAGCAGCGAGTATGCGTATCACCCGATGGAATGCCCGCATGACATGGACGGAGCGAGCCGATGTCGGCACCGACAGCAACCGGATGATCCTTCGGATCTACGACGTTCCCGGCGCCGCCAAGTCGGAGACTTGCTTCGTCTACCTTGCCGAAGGCAACCCCACGTTCATCAAGGGCGATGGCAGCCCCATGCGTTGGGACCTTCGGTCCAAGATTGCCCCGCTGTTTGACGGGCTTGCCATGTTCCAGTCCCGGTTCGCCACGGCCGGAGCCTATGAGGCTCCCCGTTCCCCGATCGCCGGGATGGTTTCGGCTGTCCCGACGGCGGCTCCTGCGGTCTCCGGAGGAGACCTGGCATCTGTGCTTGGCGGTGCGATGGCGTCCTCGGTCATGCCCCTTGTGGAGGCGAAGATCGAGGAGGCGATGCAGAGCATCGAAGACCGTGTCAAGGACGTTGTCGCCGATGCCGCGAAGCGGCCCGTTGTCATCACGCTGCCTTCCGTTCCGGAAGTGAGGCTTGACGGCACCGAACACTCCCGGTTCAAGGACATGGTCATCCTGACCATGACACAGCCGTGCAAGGACAGGAACGTGCTCCTGTACGGTGAGCGTGGCTCCGGCAAGTCAACCGCTGCGAAGCAGTTCGCCGCGAAGATGGGTCTCCCCTTCGGGGCAGTTTCGTTCTCCGCAGGGGCATCGGAGTCGCTCTTCACGGGGCGCTTCCTGCCCTCCGAAGGAGGGGCGTTCAAGTGGCGGCCGACGCCGTTCACCCGGCTCTACACCGAAGGTGGCGTCTTCTGCCTTGACGAACTCGACAAGGCGGACCCGCAGGTGGCTACGGCCCTGAACATGGCGCTTGCCAACGGCGAGATCGTCACCACCGAAGGTGAGGTCCTGAAGCGCCACGAGCAGTTCATCGCGGTTGGCGGAGCCAATTCGCTCAAGTTCTCGAAGGTGTATGCGGCGGCACAGCCGCAGGACGGCTCCCTGCTTGACCGCTTCGTCAAGGTCGAATGGAACCTGTGCCCCACGTTGCTTCGCAACGTCCTCAACTCCATCTGCGGCATTGACAAGGCGAATCGGATCCTCCGGATCCGTGATGCCGTGAACGCTGTCCTGAAGGACAAGCGTTTCAGCGAGTGGGACGTCGGCATGAGGCTGGCGCAGCGCATGGCATATGTGGCTGCGGCGGACATGAACCCGGTCGATCTCGTGCTCCGTGATGAGGTGAAGGCGATGGCGAGCCAGTACGAGGGGGACGTACTGGCCGCCGCGGCGGGCTGTCGGTGAAAAAACTCCCCTACGGGGAGGAAACTCCCCGGCGGGGATTCTTGGCGGAAACATGTTGACATTCGGCAGCGGTTGCCGGATGATGGGATGCGAAAGGCGGCGAGTGCCGCAGAAAGGCGAGTATGCGCTACACGACTGACAAGCACGGAGACACGACCGTCTACACGTTTGCGAACCTTGCCGATGCCGTTGCAACGGCGGTCGAAGCGGAGCGCGACGGCGTCACGGGTCCCAACGCCAATGCGGCCAAGCGGCTGCGTGACAGGCTCGACGGCTACCGTGGCGCCACGGAGTGGGCCGACGGCATGGGATGGGACGATGCCGTGGCGTCGATTGCCGCTCCTCCGGAGTGGAAGCGCGAGGCCCTGTCCCGTTTCGACTGCGGCCAGTACGGCGCCCCGCTTGCCCCGGCTCCCCGCCGCAAGGTTGTCAAGCGGCTCGACGATGGCGATGCCATCGACGCCGTGCGCTACGCCACCGAGTTCACGGTGGAGGGCGTGTGGAGCAAGCGGATGCGGGCCCGTGTGGTGCGTCCGGTGGTCCGTGTGCTCCTGAACAGCGGTGCGTTGGGGCATGTCACGGCGACGGAGATGGCCCGGAACGCGGCGGCAAGCCTCGCGTTCATCCGGATCGCCGAGGACTCCGGCTACGCCGTCGAAGCGGACTGGGGTTCGCACTTCCAAGTCGGCTGCTCCGGAACGTATGCCATCCGGGTCCGTGTCAAGGAGGTCGGCGAGGCGATCGACTGGACCACGCTTGCGGCCCTGTGCGTCGGCGGCGGCGTCCACCGCAGCGTGGGGTGGATGCTGCGGAACGTGTGCCTTCCCGTGTCCCACGGCGACTACGGGGCGAGCAAGCAGCAGTGGTACCGCGACGGCGAGTACGACGCCGTGTCCAAGGGGTGGATGAACAGCGACGGGGAGGCGCAGCGGTGGCTTGCGGATGCCTGCGACCGCCTGTCCCTGCTTGCCAACGCAGGCCGCGAAGCGGTGGCGGCGTGACACGGGTCGGGTGCCCCGTCCGAGGGTGACGGGCGGGGCGCCCATCCCGCTTCATGCGGAGAAAGCGAGTGAGCACATGGATGACAAGACGCAAGCGGAGGCTGACATGGACGCGAACGACCCGATTCTTGCCGCCATCGACGCGGAACTGGAGTACCTCGCAAGCATGATCGCATACCTCGAACGCCGCGACGGCGTGACGAAGGGAGGCGATTGACATGAAGACTCCCGAGTACCTGGCTCACGCAGCCCGTGACCGCGTTGCCAATGCCTGCCGGTTCCTGCGCTGTCATGCAGGCACCAGCGAGGAGGCGTGGCGCGAGTACTGGGGCGCCGGTGAGGCGCTTGCCTACGTCATGCGGTGCGAGATCGTTCCCGCCGACGAGTGCATGGCCCTGCTTGAAGGCATGGACGCGGCGCTTGACGAGGGCCTGAACAGGATGCGGCGGAAAAAAAGTTCCCCTACGGGGAAGGCGACAGACTTTCGGAAAAATGCCGCATGAGGGGTTGACGAACGGCGACGAATGCCCGATGATGGTTGCACACAAGCGGCGAAGTGCCGCAGAAAGCGAGTAGCGAGTATGAGAGCGAGTTCATGCATGGTGAGCGATGCGCTTCAGCGCATGAGGGAGGTGCACGACAGCGGGCATTGGCGTGTCCATACGGACGCCACGCTCGTGGGAATGGTCGCGTTCATGGAGAGCGTGGACCCGTCCATGCTCCTGCCCGACGAGCGTGACTTCGTGACCGGGTTCATGGCCGTGCTGTGTGAGCATCAGGACGAGCAGGCGAAGGGAGGTGCAGCGTGAACACAAGCAACAGGCCGGGCCCCGAGGCTGACGTACTGGACCAAGCCGCCTACTGGGGCTGCTACATGGAGCAGATCGGTACGCCGTCGGGCTACACGCTGACAACACACATCATGCCGCTTGTGCAGCGGCTTGCCGCAGAGGTCGCATCACATCGCAACAGCAAGAACGGAGGTGCAGCGTGAGGATCGAAGCAGACATTGACATGGACGAACTGGCGGAGGCCGTCGCAGGCCACATCGACGTTTCGGACTTGGCGCAGCAGGTGGCGGACAACATGGACGCCGAGCAGGTGGCTGCGGAAGTTCCGTTGGACCGGATTGTCGATGCCGTCATCGAAGCGATGGACATGGACGAACTGGCCCGTGCCCTGCTGCGGGCTATGGCCGAGCAGAAGGGAGGTGCGTGATGCCACGAGTGGTCATGTACTTGGAGGTGCCCGAGGGCAAGAACGCGGGAGGCGAAACGAGGTTCGACCTGCTGTGCGACACGTTGCAGGAACTGGTCGAGTCCGACGGGCTCGACGGCTACTTCACGCTGACGTTCAACGGCGAGGCGTGGACGCAGGACCGGGGCGAACTTGCGGCGCTTGCGGACAAGACCGAGGCGGCGCAGAAGGAGGTGGGAGCGTGAGCAGGCCCATTGACAAGGTCATCGGCACGATGGACTGGGACGAGTTCGCTCGTCGCTACCAGCCCGTGCCCGGCGGCGAGTTCTACGAGGTGTGCACGAGCCGCGCCGTCGGTCCGGAGGACAGCCTGTGCTACGGACGCAACGAGTTCCCCCGTGGCGTTCCCGAGGAGCGCGTGTGGGAGGTCCTTGTCACGCCCGACGATCAGACCGGAAGCACGATGCTCATCTACCCGTACCAATGCAGGTGGGCGATCAACGCGGTGGAGAGCGGGTGCGACCGCATCGGGTTCATGCTCACGGAGCAGCCGCACGGGTTCGCAAACATCGAAGTGGAGGATCGGCCATGACATGGGCAGTAAACGTTGAGTTCGACACGGGCGACGAGCCAATCTATTTCCCGGTCCGGACATACCTGTTCGCCACCGAGAAGGCGGCGCGTGAGTTCGCCGCTCACGCTGATCTTGCGGAGGGCACGACGAACGTGTCGGTGTGCGACGTTGTGCCGGTGCGGACCGGGCTCAAATCAGCCAAGCGCGATCTTGCGGCATGGATCAAGGAGCAACGTAACGACGAGGAGGAAGAATGAGAAAGATCAAGGGCATGGACATCGTCATCGTCGTCAAGTTCCCCGGCATCACGGACTTGGACGGGCAGGACGCAGAGAACGCGGTCTGCGAGGTCACGGAGGCCATGATGGGCACGGGGCTTGACTGGACCATCGAAGAAATCTTCGGAAGCGAGGAGGCATGACATGGTGAGCATGTACGACGCGATCCGCACCGGCGTGGTCCCGCCCCACGGCATGGGCACGGTGGTGCAGAGCAAGACGTTCCGCACGGTGAACGTGTGGAAGTACGAGCAGAAGGACAAGCCCACGATGTGGTGGGTGCTTGAGTCGATTGACAACGGCCGGATCGAGAACGTGTACCCGTGTGGGTCGCTCGACGAGGCCCAGGAGTGCTACGCAGGACTGGTGAACCCCAACAAGGAAGCGAGTGAACTGAATGGAACGGTCTAACGTGTATCTGCTGCTGCCTGCGTCCGGCGAACCCAAGTTCGGGACGATCGACAACCCCGACTGGCAGGAGTTCAACCGGGCGATCAAGGCGGACACGGGAGCGGTTGTGCGTTCCCGTGGGCTGACGGAGGCGCTTGGCGACACGGGTCGCCGCATGTTCGCGGTGGAGACCGTCGATCTGTGGGTCGATGACGAGGCGCTGCTGAAGGAGGAGCCCGTGCCCAACGTCCTTGCCTCGTGTTTCGCGGGGCAGATGATCCACGGCGACGCTCTTGTCATGCTCGGCACCGGGCAGGGCGAGTCCGTGGGTCTGCCCACGGAACTGGAGTTCTGGCTCATCGGCGTGATCGGGGAGATCGAGCGCACCGGCAAGCGTGACGAGATTTACGCCGTCGTCAAGGCGGAGCATGAGGCGTTCATGAAGGAGAACCCTTCGGGGTTCAAGTTCGTTGCGATGGACATCACCAAGGAAGGGGGTGCGGCGTGATCCCGTACAGCCAAGAGGCGCACAGGTGGTTCAAGAGCCTTGAGCGCCACCGCGATGCCGCGATGACGGACGATCCCCCGTCACGCTCGACATGGATGCGTCTCACCCTCACGGGCGGGAAGGGGTTCACCATCCCGCTCGTGCACGGCTCGGAGGATGCGACCGTGGCGTCCATGCACTACGTCCTCTCGCTGCCGCGGATGTGGGAGCGGCTTGGGTGCAAGGAGATGACGATCCTTCAGGCGCTTGAGTGCAAGAACCGTGCGCTCATCATGGGCGACGTTGCCGCGTCGATCAGGTACTTGCAGCAGCACGGGCTGCTCGAAGAGAAGTTCGAGGGCGTCGTCAAGGTGCGGAACCCGTACAACTTCATGAGCCTCGAACTGACCAGGCGTCTCGAAGGCCTTGACAAGACCGTTCCCGTGGTCTCCGACCGTGCACCCAAGCGGTGGCACTCGGCCGACTGCGAGGACGAGTACGACGTCCGTGCCTTCAACTGCCCGGACAGGGGTGCCGCCGTGGGGATCGCCATCCACAACGACATCCCCGACGTTTCCCCGTTCGACCTCGCCGGGAGCATCGTCCTTGGCAAGGTCGGCTAAAGTGCAGGCCTACTCGCTGCTCTCCGGCAGGGTGCCCGTGGCCCTGCCGGGGGGCTTTCTCTTTTCCCTTACGGTTGACAGAAGGCACTAATCCATGAAAGACAAGGTTGTCGATGGGGTTGTTCAGTACCTGCGTTCCCGCGCCCGTGCGGAGTCGGCTGCGTCCGACCTCCACCCGGATGCGTCGATGCTTGCCAAGGCGGCGGACCTGATCGACCGCATGGCGACGCAGTTGGCGGAGGCCAAGGAACGCAACGTCCACCTTCAGCGTTCCCTCGGGGAGTACGAGGCGCGGGAGATCGGGGGCGAGGCGTGAACAAGCGCAAACTCACGGACGGGCAGGTGACGGAGATCCGGGAACTAGCCAAGACCGGCATGAAGCGGGCGACGATCGCCGTCAGGTACGCGGTCAGCCCCCAGTTGGTGTCGTGGGTGCTGAAGAACGGGTACGAGACCAAGGCGGTTGACGACCGTGTCAGGCGCACGGACGACGACTGTGCGACATGGACGGAGATTGCCCGTCTCTACAACGAGCGGGCCGTGGGTGACAGGATCACCCCGGCGCAGGCGAAGAGCGTCCACGACCGTGCCTTGCGAAAGATCCGGCTGCTGTGCCAGGACCACGGATTGACACGGGGTGATTTTGAATGAACGCGGTCCCTGGCTACCATGTGTTGACAAACGGGGGTAGTTGCTTGTTGCCGTTCCCGTTGGCTTGGCGTAAAGTGTGCAAAGCAAAGGAGCAACGCATGGCTAGCCAGTCTCTCGACACGTTCGTCAATCAAGTCGCCTACCTTCGGGACGCGGTGAACCCGGACATGACGGGCCTTGCGATGGCGATGTTCGCCTACATCGCAAGCCACCCGTTCAACGAGGGTGTTCCCATGTCGAGGGTCGTTGACAAGTTCGGGCTGTCGGCCAGCACCGCCAGCCGCAACATCTACCTCCTGTCGAGCGGCTTGGTGCGCCCGACGGAGGGCAGGAAGGGGTTCGGGCTGATCCGCACCGACACGGCTCCGACGGACCGGCGGGCGTTGCAGGTCTACCTCACCCCCAAGGGACAGCAGGTCGCAAAGGGACTCATGCAGGTGAAGTGACATGAACATCAGGAAGCGGAAGAACTCGTGGCAGGTTGACGGGATGATGGACGGGAAGCGCATCCGCAGGCAGTTCAGGAGCGCGGCGGAAGCGGAGGCGTTCGTGAAGGCGGGGAGCCGGGAGGAGGCGCGTGAGCGCACCGTCGGGGAGCTGTATTCCCGCGTCTATGCCTCGCGGTGGGCGACGCTCAAGTCCGGGGTGATGGCCGCTCTGGGCCAGCGGATCGTCAACAGGCTGGGGGCCGACACGCCGGTGTCCAGGATCGACGCCGGGAGGATCCATGACATGGTCTCCGGGCTGCGCTCGGCGGGCTACTCGAACTCGACGATCAACCGCTGGGTGTGCGGGCTGAACGTCATGCTGCGCCACGCGGCCGTCGAGGGCTGGATCGACAAGCGGCCGGAGGTGCGTTCCCTGAAGGAGCCGTCGGGCCGGAACAGGTTCCTGTCCAAGGACGAGGAGCAGGAGATCATCGAGATCATCGGGCGCCAGGATCCCAGGCTCTCGAAGCTTGTCATGGTCCTCGTTGACACCGGCCTGCGGCTGTCGGAGGCCATCGGGCTGGAGTGGCGGGACATCACCGGCGACCAGTTGACCGTGCACGAGACGAAGAACGGATCGTCCCGGTCGGTTCCCCTGACGAGGCGGGCGAGGGAAGTACTTGCTTCACTCGACCGGTCGCACGATCGCCCGTTCTCCTTCACGGACAGGCACCACGCCTCACGGGCCTTCTCCCGTGCCCGTGAGCGGTCGTCCATGCGGGGGGACACGGAGGTGGTCATGCACACCCTCCGGCACACCTGCGCCTCGCGGATGATCCAGAGGGGCGTTCCCGTGGCCGTGGTGTCGGCGTGGCTGGGCCACCGCAGCTTGGCCGTGACCATGCGCTACGCCCACCTGCGGCCGGACCACCTCCGTGACTACGTCCATGTCTTGGAGCGGTCCGCCTGACGATCGACAGGTTATCTGGACTTGTACGCTGGAGCGACGCTGCCCACACTTGTGAGGAAGTCTCGCCCTTTAGATCCATCGACAGAGGTTTCATTACGCACAGCCAGGGGCGTGTGACAAGGCCTACCGTACCACCCCACGAGAGTGACTATCTTGTGCGTATCGTGTGACAGAACGTGTGACAGAATGTGACAGAACTTCAACGAGTAGCGAATAATACTGACCTTGACAAAGCGGGCGTGGCGAAATTGGCAGACGCACGAGATTTAGGTTCCTGCACCAACTATCGCCATTAGGCGGAAGACCGCCACAAGACAACTGTTGACAGCCTATCTCGTGGGGGATGTCACATGCGTTGTCACAGCCGGATTTCGGGGAGACGCCATCCTCAAGATTTCTTCCAAATCCTGGAACTTTACTTTCCGTCCATGTTCGCCGGTTGGCTATAATCCTCTAAAGAGAAGAGAAGGGTGACAAGGCAGAAGGAAAGAAACCGCTGAAAGCGGGGTCATTCAGAAGACCTTGGCAACCTTCTGTCACACCTGAAGACAACCTAAAGGGAGGGACGGGTGACTCTGACCCAGCGGCAGCTCGACAAGGAGATGGTTGAGTCCGGCAAGTCTCGCTTCTGGCGACGGACGGAGAAGGCCAAGAAGGGGGACCGGGAATCGGACACCGACCACGGCACCCGCCTCCTGAACGCGGCCGTCTACCCCGTTGCCGAGGCACTCCGGGAGGAGTTCAAGACCATCGGCAGGCCGGGCTTCAACAACACCGGCGTCAAGGGGCTCCTGGATTCCGGCATCGACCCGGAGGTCCTGGCGCTCCTGGCCCTCCAGTCCGTCATCGACGGGATCAGCAAGAAGCAGCGGGCCAGCCGTGTCATGTCGATCATCGGCAGGCGGATCCAGACCGAGGTCCTGCTGGAGCGGCTTGCCGGTGACAAGCCCTTCGTCCTGAAGACGGTGGCCCGGTGGACGTCCGACCCGCAGTCTGACCTGCGCCGCCGGGCGACGATCAAGAAGATCGTCTCGAACATGAACGAGGAGTGTGCGGAGCTGGTCCGCAGCGTCACCATCGACGACGCGCTCCTCCTCCGGATGGGCTTCGTCCTCGTCGAACTGATCCGCCGCCACACCGGCCTGATCGAGGTCCGCAACGTCTCGACCGCGGCCAAGCGCATGACAACCTGGATCGTTCCCACCCAGGAGACGGTGGACTGGATCCGCAACTACGGCTCGTCCTGCGAGTTCCTCCGCCCCGTCAAGCTGCCGATGGTGGTGCCCCCGTACAACTGGTCCAGCCCGACGGTCGGCGGGTACGCCAACGACCTCGGCGAGGACCTGATCCGTTCCGAGTCCGGCACCCAGATGGAGTGCGCGACGAAGGAGCAGATGCCGACGGTGTACCGCGTCATCAACGCGATGCAGCGGGTTCCCCTGCGCGTCAACACGCAGGTGCTGGAGGTCGTTGACACGCTCTACCGCAACGGCGTCGTCTTCGGCGACCTGCCTCCCATCGAGGACATCCGGGTTCCCCCGAGGCCCAACATCCCGTCGAACGACCCGGCCATCAAGCTCTGGCGCCGGGACTGTCACAAGGTCCACGAGGCCAACCGGACCAACGCCGGGCGCCGCATCAACGTGGCCCAGACCCTGGCTCTGGCTGAAAGATATTGTGGTGCGAATTTCTTTCTGCCGGTGTGCATGGACTTCCGTGGCCGCGTCTATCCGCAGACGACCTATCTCTCGTACCAGGCCGGTGACATCGGCAAGGGCCTGACGTCGTTCGGCATCGGCAAGCCGGTCAAGGTCCATTCCCCCGAGTGGACGGCGCTCCTGCTGGGCGGGGCAGGGCACATGGGCGTCAAGGGCAGCATCAACCAGCGGATTGCCGAGGCCGACAAGTTCATCCGCTCCGGTGCCGTCACCGCCGTCGTCTCCGATCCCTACCAGCACAAGTCGCTGTGGATCGACCGTGACGAGCCGGTGCAGTTCCTGTCGTGGTGCCATGACATCGCCTCCGTCATGGGCGGCGGCAACAGCCACCACCCCGTCTGGATGGACGGCTCGTGCAACGGGCTCCAGATCATCAGCCTCCTGCTCCGCGACGAGGTCGGCGGGATGCTCACCAACTGCTGCCCGGCAACCCTCGACACGGCGCCCATCGACATCTATACGGCCGTTGCCAACCGGACCCAGGAACTGCTCTGCCAGGAGCGGGACCCGAAGACCCAGGAGTGGGCCAGGGAGTGGGTCCGCTACGGGATTGACAGGGCGGCCGTCAAGCGGTGCGTCATGATCGTCCCGTACAACGGCTCGATCCACGCTGGCGTTACCTACATCCGTGACTGGTACCAGGAGAAGTACCAGAAGGTCGGGGGTCCCTGGAAGGAGCCGACGTACCCGATCGGCTACCTAGCCACCGTGGTGTGGCGGGCCATCGGAGAGACCATCCGCAAGGGGACGGAGTTCATGAAGTGGATGCGGGAGGTGCAGAAGGTCTGCAATTCCGCCGGTGTCCAGCCCTCGTGGGTCACCCCGTCGGGCTTCCTCGTCCACCAGACCTACCACCAGTACGACGCCTGCAACGTGAAGACCACGCTCGGGCGGACGGTCCGGATGTTCCAGCTCCGCAAGGCCAGCAAGCGGGTCGCCACCCGCAAGCACCTCAACGCGCTGGCCCCCAACTTCATCCACTCCCTCGACGCGGCGGCGGAGATCCTTACGTTCGACGCCCTGCTCTCCGCGAAGATCGAGAACTTCCTGGGTCAGCACGACTCCTACGGATGCCTCGCGGCCGACACGCCTACCGTTTACCGCGTCATCCGCCGGACCTGGTCGTCGATGTTCGAGGACGACCTCTTGTCAATCTTCCGCAAGCATGTTCAGCACGAACTTCCGAAGGGCGTGGAACTCCCGCCGGTGCCCCCATACGGATCGCTCGTACCGGCGGACATCAACAATTCGCCGTACTTCTTTTCCTGAAGGTCGCCTACAGGCGACAGAACTGGTATGCTGGTAACCATGATGACGCAACAGACATCCTCGATCAAGATCACGACTCCGGTTGGGACGGCCAAGTACCCGTACCTGATCGAGCCCGACACCAAGTTCCATGCCGAGGGCGAGTACCGCGTCGAGCTCGTGCTCGACCCCGGCGAGGCGGCCGACGAGCTGTTCGACCGCGTGACCGCGTTCCGCGACAAGACCGCCGCGGAGGCGAAGAAGCTGGCTGGCGGCAAGAACTTCCGCATCGCGCCCAGCTTCCCGCTCGTCCGCAACGAGGACGGCACCGTCTCCGTCAAGGCCAAGCTCAAGGCGAAGGTGACCTCGAAGTCCGGCCGGTCGTGGGAGCAGCGTCCTGCGCTGTTCGACGCCAAGGGCAACCCGATCAACAGCGACATCCGCATCGGCAGCGGGTCGCGCCTGCGCCTCAGCCTGGAGGTGACGACGTTCAACGCCCCCGGCATCGGCGGGTTCGGCGTCAGCGCCCGCTTGCGTGGGGTCCAGGTCATCGAGGTGCGTGAGCCCCGGGCGACCTCGGCCAGCGACTTCGGCTTCGGTGCCGAGGAGTCCGGCTTCGTCACCGAGACCTTCGACAACTTCGAGGACGACGCGAAGCCGGTCGCCAAGTCCGGATCCAGCAAAGCCGACTTCTGATGGCAAACAACCGTCAACGTGGCAAGTACGGAGAGCGTTCCGCGAGGGACGCCATCCGTCAGCACTGGAAGATGGGCGACTGCCACCGGACGGCGCAGACTTCCGCCAAGGTCAGCGGTGCGGACCTCGGCGGCACCGGCAACCTCCATGTCGAGGTGAAGCTTCGCAAGACGCTTGCGGTCGAGAAGTTCCTGGAGCAGGCGATCCGCGACGCCAAGCACGACAAGGTGCCGGTGGTCTTGATGAGACGGGACAAGGGGGATTGGATCGTCATGCTGCGTATCTCGGACTCGTTCCGGTTCGCGGCAGAACTCATGTTCGGGTGAACGAGCCAGAAAGGAAAGCAGCGAATGCCTTGCTTCGTCACGGAAAAGACGCTTGACACGGCCACGGAGAAGGTCCTCAAGAACTGTCACGGGGATGTGATCCGGGTGAACATGCTGGGGGACATCGAGTTCCAGAAGAAGGACAACCCGTCCGTCTTCTACGTCTCGCAGCAGGACCTGGGGGTTCTTGTCCGGTTCCTCGTCGAGCAGATGGAAACCGGGCTTGCCGAGTGAGTCCTCGTTTCTGAGGCACGAGCCGTGCCCGTCCTGTGGCAGCAGGGACAACCTTGCCCGCTACAGCGACGGGCACGGCTATTGCTTCGGATGCGAATACCGAGAGAGGGGCGACGGAAGCGTTGCCCACGAGAGGAAGGCAGTAAGGATGCAGGGGATGATCCCGGCGACCTACCAGTCGCTTGACAAGCGTTGCCTGTCGGAGGAGACCTGTCGGCTATGGAACTACGGGGTAGGGGAATACGCAGGGCAGCCCGTTCAAATAGCGGAATACCGGAACGTCTCGGGCGAGGTCGTTGCCCAGAAGATCAGGACCCCGGACAAGCAGTTCCGGATCCTCGGGGACTCCTCTTCCATTGTTCTTTTCGGCCAGCACCTCTTCGCCCCGTCCGGCCGCATGGTCGTCGTGACCGAGGGGGAGATCGACGCCATGAGCGTCAGCCAGCACTGCTGGGAGAACAAGTTCCCCGTCGTCTCCGTGCCGAACGGGGCCACTTCCGCCGCCAAGGCTGTACGCAAGTCGCTCGACTGGCTCGAAGGATTCGACAAGGTCATCTTCGCCTTTGACATGGACGAGCCCGGGCAGGAGGCGGCGAAGGAGTGCGCCATGCTGCTGTCTCCGGGCAAGGCGCACATTGCCAGGCTCCCTGCCAAGGACGCCAACGAGGCCGTCAAGCAGGGCAAGGTCAAGGAACTGATCGACTGCCTCTGGCGGGCACAGCCGTTCCGGCCGGACTGCATCGTGGCGGCCACCGACATCTGGGACAAGATCGCCGAGTGGGACGGAAGGCAGGGCATCCCGTACCCGTGGCCGGACCTGAACCCCATGACCCACGGCATCCGCATGGGAGAGATCGTCACGGTGACCGCAGGAACCGGCATCGGCAAGAGCCAGTTCTGCCGCGAGATTGCCCACCACCTCGTCAAGCAGGGCTTCACGATCGGCTACATCGCCCTGGAGGAGAGCACGGCCAGGACGGCCCTCGGCCTCATGTCGATCGAGGTGAACCAACGGCTTCACCTGGGTGCCCCGAAGGAGGTCCTGAAGGACGCCTTCGACCGCACCTTCTCCGAGAACCGGGTGTATCTCTACGACCACTTCGGTTCGACGGAGGAGCAGAACCTGCTCGACCGCATCCGCTACATGGTGAAGGGGCTCGGCTGCAAGGTCATCGTCCTGGACCATGTCAGCATCGCGGTCAGCGCCACGGAGGGCGACGAGCGCAAGATGCTCGATGCCCTGATGACGAAGCTTCGGACCCTTGTCGAGGAGGTGAAGTGCGCGATGTTCCTGGTGTGCCACCTGCGAAGGGTGGACGGAAGGCCCCACGAGGAGGGCGGGGAGGTCCGCTTGTCCCACCTTCGCTCCAGCGCAGGAATCGCCCAGCTCTCCGACTGCGTGATGGCTCTGGAAAGAAATCAGCAGAGCAACGAGCACCGAAACCAGACCCGGGTCCGGGTGCTGAAGAACCGCTTCACGGGCGAGACGGGCGTGGCGATGGCGCTTGAGTACGACCAGGAGACCGGCCGCATGTCGCCGTGCGCCCTGTTCGACCCGTCCGGAGAAACTGCGGAATCCCACGACTTTTGATCGTAGTCGCCAAACGGCGACATTACAATAATGTCATGGACCAGACGCTCCTGCTTACCGGCGCAGACTCCGCGATCGTCGGGTGGATCCATCGGTGCGGGGACGTACCGATCGTGATCTACGACCGGGCCAAGCTCGTCAAGCACTTCGTCAAGGACGGGATGACGGACGACGAGGCGGAGGAGTGGGTGTCGTTCAACATCGAGGGGGCGTGGGTTGGGAAAGGGACTCCGGGTGTCCTCAACAAGGGGGGCATCGCCAAGATCAGGGAGGTGCTGGCGTGATGCGGTTCGTGCTTGACATCGAGACGGACGCGCTCGACGACGTCAAGAACATCTGGAGCGTGGTCTTGCGGGACGCCTCCAGCGGCAACATCGTCGCCAGCACCTACCCGGAGTTCGGGCATGACCACGCCTTCGATCTGATCCGGCAGGCCGACGAGATCATCGGGCACAACATCCTGTCGTTCGACCTGCCGGTACTTGCCCAGTTTGGCGTCTGCCCGAAGCCGTCGTGCACGATCACGGACACCCTGGTCCTTGCCCGTGCGGCCTGGCCCGACGTCCGCAACGACGACTTCAAGCGCACCAACTTCCCGAAGGAGCTGATCGGCTCCCACTCGCTGAAGGCCTGGGGAGCCCGGCTCGGGATCCTGAAGGACCTGTTCGGGGAGACCGCCGACTGGGGCTACTGGTCCGAGCGGATGCAGGACTACTGCGAACAGGACACGGCCGTCACCCTGGCCCTCTACAAGCAGGTGCTCAAGGAAGGCATCGCCTCCGAGGTCGTGTCCCTTGAGCACTCGGTGGCACGGATCTGCCTCAAGATGCAGCGCCACGGATGGCGCTTCGACCTCCGTGGAGCCGACGACCTCACCGCCCGCCTGCTTGTCAAGAAGCGCGAACTGCGCGAGCGGCTTGAGCAGACCTTCCCGCCGAAGGTCACGAAGCTGAAGACCAAGACCAAGACCGAGCCGTTCAACCCAGGCAGCAGGCAGGACATCGCCCGTGCCTTGCAGCAGCTCTATGGCTGGAAGCCGGTAGAGCTGACCGCCACCGGCCAGCCGCGCATCGACGAGGAGATCCTCTCGTCGCTGGACTACCCGGAGGCCAAGCTCCTGTGCGAGTACCTCCTCGTGGTCAAGCGCCTCGGGCAGATCGCCGAGGGCGACGAGGCGTGGCTGAAGCTCGTCAAGCGCGGCCGCATCCACGGGTACATCAACACCAACGGCGCGGTCACCGGCCGGGCCACCCACTCGAAGCCGAACATGGCGCAGGTCCCCGCCGGACGCAGCCCATACGGCTCCGACTGCCGTGCCCTGTTCATGCCGTCCGACGGAATGGTGCTCGTCGGCGCCGACGCATCCGGTCTCGAATTGCGGTGCCTTGCCCACTTCCTCGCCAAGTACGACGACGGCGCCTACGGCCGGATCGTCGTTGACGGCGACATCCACTGGGAGAACACGCAGGCGTTCGGCCTTGTCAAGGCCGGTACGAAGCGGGACAAGGACGACCACGCGCTCGAAGCGCAGCGCAACGTCGCCAAGACCCTGATCTACGCGATGATCTACGGCGCCGGTGACACGAAGCTCGGATCGACGGTCGGGGGCGACGAGAAGCGCGGGGCCGAGCTGCGCCGGAAGTTCGAGAAGGCGGTGCCTGCGTTCCGGATGCTGAAGGACGCGGTCGCCGGTGCGTCCAAGCGCGGGTTCCTGGTGGGCCTTGACGGGCGCAGGCTCCCCGTGCGCTCCCAGCACTCAGCCCTCAACACCCTGTTGCAGAGCGCCGGTGCGGTGGTGATGAAGAAGGCGTTGAGCATCCTGGTCGCTGGCCTTGAGAAGGAGGGCTACGTCTTTGGCAAGGACTTCGGTGTCGTCGGCTGGATCCATGACGAGTTTCAGATTGAAGCCAGGCCTGCCCTGGTCGGGCATGTTGGCGAAAGCGCGGTCAACGCCATCCGCGCCGCAGGAGAACACTACGGGTTCCGGATTCCCCTTGACGGGGAATGGCGAAGCGGAGCCAACTGGAGCGAGACGCATTGAACGTGCTTCGTGGCTTGCGTATCTGGCTGGCTATCTGGATGGCGAAGGCTGCTTTGCTGCTTCATCCCGGAGTGGCATCCGCTGCTCAGTCTCGAACTGCTTCCCCTGGGTCTTGCGGGCCCTGCAACAGGAGTTCGGGGGGACGGTGCGGCTCTCCCGCCCGGCGACCCCGCGGCAGCGGGCGCAGTACCAGTGGCAAGCAAGCGGCGAGAACGCCGTCTGCTGCATCCAAGCGGTGATCCCCTACCTGATCGAGAAGGCACCCCAGGCTGCGTTGGTCCTCGACTACCGCAACTGGCCCGTCGGAAGCGCCAAGCGCCGCTCCATCGAGATCGAGCTGAAGCGCCTGAAGAGAACCAACTATGAGTAACCCCCTCACCTTCGCCACCACCCCGGAACTCTTCGAGGAGCTTGCCAGTCGCTTCGACTCCATGCTGTTCATCGGGTACCAGGACCGCACCGACAAGCATTACGCCATGACCTACGAGTCCAAGGGCAGCGCCCCGGAGATCGTCGGCCTGAGCCACATGGCGACCCGCCATGTCAACCGCCTCGTGGTGGAAGGCAGCGCCGACTGATGCGAATCCTGATCGACGGCGACATCCTGTGCTACACGACGGCTGCCGCGGTCGAGAAGCCCATCGACTGGGGCAACGACTTCTGGACGCTGCACTCGGACTTCGCCGAGGCCAAGCAGCGGATCGACGTAGACATCGTCGAGTTCGTGGAGACGCTGGGCGGGACGTCGTTCACCGTCTGTCTGTCGGACACGCAGAACTTCCGGAAGTCGGTCTACCCCGAGTACAAGGCGAACCGGGCGAACGTCCGCAAGCCGGTCGTCTTCCAGGCCCTGCGCGACTACATGATCGAGACCTGGGACTGCGAGTTCTGGCCGAGGCTTGAGGCCGACGACGTCATGGGAATCCTTGCCACGACCAAGAAGAACTGCGTCATCGTCTCCGCCGACAAGGACCTGCGGACCATCCCGACCAAGGTCTACAACCCGAGCAAGCCGGACCTGGGGATCATCGAGGTCACGCAGGCCGAGGCTGACCGGAACCACCTGATCCAGACCCTGACCGGAGACCGTACCGACGGCTACCCGGGATGCCCCGGGATCGGACCGGCACGGGCGGAGAAGATCGTCGAGGGCGGCTGGGACGCCGTCGTCGAGGCCTTTGTCAAGGCAGGGCTCAACGAGCCCGTGGCCCTCACGCAGGCAAGACTTGCCCGGATCCTGCGGAAGGGCGATTACAACCGGAAGACCGGGCAGGTGAAGCTCTGGGCTCCACGAAAGGTCGCCAATGTCTGAACACCGCCAAGACGACATGAGCATCAAGGACTCCGGCGCCCGCCAGACCTGGGATACCGGGTCCCGCCGGGACACCCGGGAGGGCAAGGGCCGCTACGACCTGATCCCGTGGGAGATCATCGACGCCGACGCCCGCTACCTGGAGCTGGGCGCCAAGAAGTACGGCGACCGAAACTGGGAGAAGGGCCAGCCGCTCTCGCGCTACCTGGACTCCGCCTGCCGCCACCTGTCAAAGTTCATGATGGGGCGGCGTGACGAGCCGCACCTGCTGGCCGTGCGCTGGAACATCGCGGCGTACCTGTGGACGCTCAACCGCATCAAGAACGGGGACCTGCCGGAGGCGCTGGACGACACCGGGGAGATCGTCAAGCCGAAGACCCTGTTCGATTCTCCGGAAGCCTGAGTCATATCTATGGACACTGAGCAACCGCTGCCCGAGTTTCCCCCGATTCCGGAACTACTCCTGGTCGCCCTCGAAGCGCGGTTTCCGCTGCCCATCCCGGAGCTGTCGATGACCGACCGCGAAATCTGGATGCGGCGCGGCCAGTACTCCGTCATTCAGTTCCTCAAGATCGAGCAGGAATCCCAACAGAACAAGTGGTAAGGACCCCCAAATGTGCATGAGCGCCCCGAAGATGCCGCCCCCGGCACCGCCGCCCCCACCGGCACCCCCTCCGCCGGTGAAGATGGCTAATCGAATGGCGCCCAGCCTGTCGATCCAGCAGCGGCCAAGCCGCGGCGCCCTCGGCAGCTACGAGTCCCTTGTCATCCCCTACCGCGGCACCGGTGTCAACGTGCCTGGGGCATGACGATGGACGAAGCACCGGCACGGGCCAAGTGGAGCAAGCTTGAGTCCGACCGCCATGTCTACCTGGACCGTGCCCGGCGCTGCTCCGAGCTGACGCTCCCCTTCATCTACCCTCCCTCCGGCACCACCGGGGCCTCGGAACTACCGACGCCTTACAACAGCCTCGGTGCCCGTGCCGTCAACAACCTGGCGTCGAAGCTGCTCCTGACGCTGCTTCCGCCGAACACCCCCTTCTTCCGCTTCACCGTCAGCCGCGAGGTCGTCCGGCAGGCCGAGGCCGCCGAGATGCTCGTGCAGCTCGACCAGGCCTTCGGGGAGATGGAACGTGCCATCGTCGAGGAACTGGAGGCGGAGCCCATTCGCCCGGTCCTGTTCGATGCCTTGCGTCACCTGATCGTCGGCGGCAACGGCGTCCTCCGCCTTGACCCCAAGCACGGCTGGCGCTTCTACGCCCTTGACCAGTACGTCGTCGAGCGCGTCGCGGACACCGTCACCGAGCTGATCCTGAAGGAGAAGGTCTCCAAGGACGCCATTGACAAGGACGTCCTAGACGCCCTCCCCGAGGAAGAGCGACGGCGCCTCGGCGACTCGGTTGACGTCTACACGGTGTGCTGCCTGGAGGACGGCCGCTACGAATGCCACCAGGAGGTGGCCGGTACCAAGATCCCTGGGACCGAGGCCTCGTACCTCCCAGACGACTTCCCCTACATCGTCCTCCGCTGGAACCGGATCTCGAACGAGAACTACGGCCGAGGCATCGTCGAGGAGTACCTCGGCGACCTGAACAGCCTTGAGGCGATCACCAAGTCGATCGTCGAGTTCAGCCTTGCCGCCAGCCGTCTCCTCTTCTTCGTCCGCCCCAACGGCGCCACGCGCCTGACGGACGTCCAGAACGCCCCCAACGGCGCCATCAAGATCGGCAACGCCGAGGACGTCACCGTCCTTCAGATGCAGAAGTTCGCAGACTTCAACGTCTCGATGAGCGTCGGCACGGCCATCCAGCAGCGCCTGGAACACGCCTTCCTGCTCCGCTCCTCCGTCCAGCGGAACGCCGAGCGCGTCACCGCCACCGAGGTTCGGATCATGGCGCAGGAGCTTGAGGACGCCCTCGGCGGCGTCTTCTCCTCGCTTGCCGGTGACCTCCAGCTCCCGCTCATCCGGGTGACCCTGGGGCACATGCAGAAGAAGAAGAAGCTACGCAAGCTCCCGGAAGGCATCGTCCGCCCGGTCATCATCACCGGCCTGGACGCCCTCGGGCGCGGGCATGAGCTCATGAAGCTCGACGCATTCGTCTCAGGAATCGGGCAGACGCTTGGTCCCCAGGCGCTGGCCCAGTACCTGGACGTCACCGGATACATGGCCGCTCGGGCGGCGGCCCTTGGCCTTGACGTCGCTGGGATTGTCAAGAGCCCCGAACAGATCGCCCAGGAACAGCAGGCCGCCCAGCAGCAGGCGGCACAGCAGCAGATCGCTCCGGAGCTCATCCGCGCAGGCACCCAGATCGGGGTCGCGCAGATGAAGCAGCAGGGCGCACAAGGAGTCACTGAAGCATGAGCACCGAAGTCCAGGTCCCTTTCGCAGCAAAGCCCGAGGGTCCCACCGGACCGAATGACGCCGCCTACCTCGCACGGGCGGAAGCCGCAGAGGCCGCCCGCAACGGCCAGCCACCGGCAGAGCCCGCCGCGGAGGCGCCGAAGACCTTCGCCGGGAAGTTCAAGTCGGCCGAGGACCTGGAGAAGGCCTACGTCGAGCTCCAGGCCAAGCTCGGGGCGCCCGCAGACAAGGCGGAGGAGAAGCCCCAGGACGCCCCAAAGGGCCTGACCACCGAGACCTTCTCCGGCTACGTCGAGGAGTACGCCAAGTCTGGCGCCTTGTCCGACAAGTCCTACGCGGAGCTGGAGAAGCTCGGCGTCTCCCGCGACCTGGTCGATTCCTACATCGAGGGCCGCAAGTCGGCGGCAGTCGCGGCGGAGAACTCCGTGTACGGCGAGGTCGGCGGCCGCGATCAGTACCAGTCGATGGTCTCGTGGGCGGCGCAGGCGCTCGCTCCCGAGGAGATCCAGGCCTACAACGAAGTCATCAACTCAGGCGACCCCAAGAAGACGCTCTTCGCCGTCCGCAGCCTCGCTGCCCGGTTCAAGGAGAGCAACTCGTCTGGTCCCGCCCGCGTGGTCGAGGGCAGGCGCACCGACGCATCCGACCGCTTCCAGTCCCGTGCCGAGATGGTGGCCGCCATGAGCGACCCGCGCTACAGCAAGGATCCGGCGTACCGGAGCGCGGTCATCGAGAAGCTCAAGAACTCGAACCTCGACTGATGCGGCTGGCCGTCGTCTGTCTCGCCGCAGGCCTGGGTGCCTGCAACCCTGTCGAGCGCATCGCCAGGGACACCAACGAGATCCGGACCCAGGCCCAGGCGCTTGTCAGGCACGGCAACGACACCGGCGACGCGGTCGTCGTGTCTCGTGCAAGCAAGATCGACAGCCTTGCATCCGACATCCACGGTGAGCTTCCGAACGTGCAGGCCCGCCCGTCGGACTTCATGGACCTCCTGAAGATCGGCGCCATCGGCCTGGTGCTCGTCGCCGTGGCCGTGATCCTCTGGCAGACCGGCATCGGCACTGCCATCCGAATCGCCGTCGGCTGGATCCCCCGGCGCAAGCAGGAGGAGGCCAAGTTCATCGAGGCAGTCCTGGACCCAAGCAAGCCCGAGAGCGCTCGGGAGTACATCGCCGCCCGTCGTGCGGCAGACCCTGAACTGAATGCCGCACTTGCGGCAAAGGAAAAGCACTAATGGAATCTTTCCTCGGCAACGTGTTCTTCGCCCTGCTGGTCGGCTGCTGCGGTTTCGCGGCGGCCTACTACCTGTGCAAGACCCGCCGAATCTGAATCACATCACCCCCCGCTGGCTGGGGTGAACGTCCGTCTTGGAAACAGTCCGAGACCGACTCGCGGCCCGATGCGTCGGACACCCGTGGAGGAGGATCGCTGACTCGCCCGCAGAACGGCTTGTCAAGCCAGCGCGTTTCTTACACACACTCACATAGGAGTCCATTCAAATGGGCAACTGGGATATCACTCCCTCCCGCTTCGGCTCGGTCAATGGCGCAGCCGACAAGTGGGAACTCTTCCTGAAGGTGTTCGGCGGCGAAGTCCTTTCGCTGTTTGAGCAGAAGACGGTGATGAAGCCTCTCATCACCATCCGCACGATCAGCCAGGGCAAGTCGGCGACCTTCCCGCTCTACGGGTCGGTGGCCGCCAAGTTCCACAAGCCCGGCGAGAACATCCTGGAGGGCACCAACGGGTACCTCTCCGAGATGAAGTTCGCCGAGCGCGTGCTGAACATCGACGGCCAGCTCATCTCGGCTTCGTTCGTTTCCGACGTCGACGAGATGCTCAACCACTGGGACGCTCGCCGTCCGGTGGCCGAGGAGATCAGCCGCCAGCTGGCGTACTACTTCGACCGCGTCGCCATCCACACGATGATCGCCGCCGCCCGTACCAGCACTGCTCCCGTGACGTACAAGACGTCCGGCAACAAGGACCTGGTCGGTACGACGATCGACATCGGTGCTTCGTACACCGCGGCGAACCTCATCAGCAAGGCTTACGACGCTGCTGCGGAACTGGACGCCAAGGATGTTGCGGAGGAGGGCCGGTTCATGCTGGTCAGTCCGACGAACTACTGGAGCCTGGTGAACAGCCAGAGCCAGTACATCCAGAGCGTCGACTACTCGCCCGGCAACAGCAACGTGGCCGCAGGCAAGCTGTACCAGATCGCTGGCTTCCGCCTTGTCAAGACCCCGCTCCTGCCCAACGTCAACATGATCGCTGACGCTGACTCCGGAACGTCGGGCACGCAGATCGCATCGACGTACCAGACGCTTGCTGGTGGCAAGGCCACGACGGCTGAAGCGATGCCCAACCACAGCATCAAGAACAGCCCGTTCGGCACCACCAACGGCTACGCCGCCGACTTCTCCAAGACCGTGGCTGTCTGCGGTCACGGCGCGTCGGTCGGCTGCGTCCAGAAGCATGACATCGCTACCGAGACTGAGCGCAAGATCGAGTACCAGGGCACCCTGATGCTCGGCAAGCTCATGACCGGCTTCGGCGTCCTGCGTCCGGAGTGCGCGGTCGAGCTCAAGCTCACCTGATCCTTACCGTCCTGGGGCCTAACCGCCCCAGGGCGGATTCACTCGCTCCTTTCTGCCTCGGCCCCGGTGGGGCCATAAACCCCATCGGGGCTTTCCATGCCAACTGACACAACCCTCCTCCAGGCGGTCAACACGATGCTCTCGTGCATCGGCGAAGCCCCCGTCAACACGCTCGACAGCGGGGTACCGACCGACGCGGTCATCGCCCAGAGCATCCTTGACGAGACCAGCCGGGAGGTGCAGTCGCGGGGGTGGTGGTTCAACACCATGAAGGGCCTGAGCATGGTCCGCCAGGCCAGCGGCAAGATCGCCGTTCCGCCCAGCTACGTCACCATCGACCACGCGGAGATGGACATCGTCAAGCGCGGCGGGTTCGTCTACGACCTTGCCGAGAACACCGACGTCTTCGAGAAGGACATCGAGGACGTCGAGGCGATCATCCTCCTGGACTTCACCGACATCCCCGAGCCGGTCCGGCGCTACGTCGTCATGCGGGCATCCCGTGCCTTCTTCGAGCGCATGGTCGGCGACGCGAACCGGGCAGCGATGCTCCAGTCCGAGGAGGCCCAGGCCTACCTCAGCCTGCTCCAGTACGACAGCGACCAGGCGGACATGAACATCTTCAACAACGACTTCGTCAACTACCAGAGGCGCCGCTTCTGATGCTGGTGTCGATCCCTGTCCCGAACCTCATCCAGGGCGTCTCGCAGCAGCCGCCCCAGATGCGGCTACCGAGCCAGGCATCCGAGCAGGTCAACGGCTACTCCTCCCCGACCGACGGCCTGACGAAGCGCCCACCGACCCAGTTCGTCGGCGTCCTTGACAACGGCCCGACCGACAGCACTTCGCTCTACCACTTCATCGACCGGGACACATCCGAGAAGTACGTCATGTCCATCAGCGGCCCGACGCTGAAGGTATGGACGCTCACCGGTGTCCCCGTGCCCGTCTACGGCGCCAACTGGAGCGACGCAGTCCCGGCTTCGTGGACGACATACATGAGCGGAGCAGACTCATCCAACACCCGGATGATGTCCATCGCCGACACGACCTTCGTTGTCAACCGGAATGTGGCGGTGGAGGCGGACACCACGGCATCGGCTACCCGTGCCCAGGAAGCCCTCATCACCGTCACGCAGGGCTCGTACAAGTGCACCTACACGATCTGGTTCTCGATCAACGGGGCCACCGAGACCAAGCTTGAGGTCAAGACCTGGGATGGAAAGACCGTCGAGGCCGGTGAGTACAACTCAATCAAGACCGACGACATCGCCCAACAGTTCTTCGGCATGTCCTGGGGCGGCTTCACCATCCAGCGGTTCGGCTCGACGCTGCATGTCAAGGTGACGACCGTCACCGACACCTTCACCATCCGCACCGCCGACTCCGGCGGCGACACGCTCCTGCTGGCCGCCAAGCGCACGGTCCCCCGCATCTCCGACCTTCCGCTCCAGGGCCCCAACGGCTTCAAGATCGCCGTCAACCCTGATCCTGAGAAGGAAGCAGGCGACTACTGGGTGGAGCTTGTCAAGGACACCCTGAGTGCCAACGGCTACTGGCGAGAGACGGTCGCCCCGAACACCCTGACGACCCTCAAGGCGTCAACGATGCCGTTCATCGTCCGCCGCAAGGTGGACACGACAAACGGCGTCTTCTTCTCGATTGAGCCCGGTCCCTGGGCGACCCGCGCCGTCGGCGACCTGACGACCAACCCGTGGCCGTCGTTCGTCGGCCAGAAGATCCAGGACTTCTTCTTCTACAAGAACCGCCTGAGCTTCCTGGCCTCCGACAAGGTCATCATGAGCGAGGCGGGGAACTACTACAACTTCTTCCGAAGCGCCATCGCGGTCGTCCTCGACAGCGACCCCATCGACATCGGGACCCTGAACACCTCGGTCAGCACCCTCCGGGCGGCCATCCCGTACAACGAGTCGGTCATCATCTTCTCCGACCAGGCGCAGTTCGTCCTCCGCACCGCCAACGACGAGCCCCTGACGTCGGCGACCGCCATGAGCGTCAAGACGACCGAGTTCTCCTCGGCGTCGGCCCTGTGCAGGCCCGTGTCCACCGGCCGCTCGATCCTGTTCATGCAGGCCGATGCCCGGTACGCGGGTATGCGCGAGTACTCGGCCATGTCAACCTCCGGCGACAGCTACGACGCCGTGGACCTGACCAGCCATGTCAATGCCTACATCGTCGGCAGCCCGCAGAGCCTGACCGTGAGCTCCTACGACAACCTCGCGGTTGTCGCCACCTCCGAGACCACGAACCCGACCGGCGGCGGCATCCCGAGCCTGTGGAACTACAAGTGGCTCCTGAACGGCAACGAGAAGATCCAGAGCGCCTGGAGCCGCTGGACCTTCCCGGGATGCACCCGGATCGTCGGCATGGAGTGGTTCAACAAGCGCCTGTACATGGTGGTCATCCGGAACTCCCAGGCCTACCTGGAGTTCATGGACTTCGAGATCCGAGTCCCAGACCCGGCGAACTTCCTCCCGCACATCGACTGCCTCGTCAAGGTGCCTTCGGCTACCTGGGACGGGTCCTCGTCGGTGGTCCAGACCTCCGTCGGTGCCGAGGTAGCCAACTTCCAGAACCTCCCCGCGGTAGCGGTGCTCGACGGCAAGAAGGTTGACATCCTTTCTAAGACCTCCAGCACCGTCACCATCGCCGGTAACGCCACGGCTCTGCCCGCCTACGTCGGCATCCCGTACACGCTCGAATACACCTTCAGCCCCGTCTACCTCCGGCAGCAGAACGTGCCGGTTCTTGACGGCCGCCTGACGCTGACCTACGGCACCGTGTCGTTCTCCGACACCGGCTACTTCAAGGTTGGCATCTCGACGAGATACCGCACCCCGTACTCCTACGAGTACTTCGGCGGGTCGTTCGACGCTAGCTACCTGACGGACGGCGTCAACCTGGAGCGCGGAACATTCCGCTACCCGATCCACGCCCGCAACGAGGACGCGACGATCACGCTGTCCAACGACACGCACTTCCCCGTCCGCCTCAACTCAGCGAGCTTCGAGGCCCAGTTCGTCACGAGGTCACGGGTATGAGCCACGTTCGCCCGTCCATCGAGACGGACGTCCGCTACATCGCCGACAGGATTCGCCAGGCCGACCTCGACGAGCTCGATCTATGGGATGTCCTCCCGACCGAAGCCCTGACTTCGGGATACCGCAACAGCCTCCAGCCCATGACGATCATCAGCGACTCCATGCCGTGCGCGATGTTCGGGGTGACCGAGCCGTTGCCTGGTTCCGGCTTCGGGATCGTGTGGCTCCTCGGGACGGACACCCTCTTCTCGGCAAAGGTCCCGTTCCTGCGCCAGAGCTACCTCTGGCTTCATCACTGCTGCCGCCCGTTCTCCGCCGTCGGGAACTGGGTCGATTCCAGAAACACCAAGCACCTGCGCTGGCTTCGCTGGCTCGGCTTCGAGGTCACGCAGGAGATCACAGTCAAGAACGTCCCCGTCCTCTTCCACCACCTGAAGGTCAAAGACTAAATGTGCCCCCCACTCCTTGCCGCGATCCCGTTCGCTTCGACGATCGGGACGGCGCTCGGAACCAGCGCGGCCGCCGGTGGCCTGCTCATCGCCGGTACGGCCATGTCAGGCGCGGCCGCAGGCCTGTCCTACATGGGACAGAAGCAGGCCGTTGACCAGCAGAACGCATTCCAGAAGTACCAGTACGAGGAGACGCAGCGGCTTGCCAACGCCAACCTCCTCCAGCAGTACCGCCAGATCGGCCTGCGCCAGCAGGAGGAACGCGCCGCCTTCGCCCAGCAGATCCAGCAGATCGAGATGGAGGGCAGGCAGGCGATGGGGCAGGCGGCCGTCCAGCAGGGCCAGAGCGGCATCTACGGCAACTCCTACGACATCCTGCTGATGGACTTCCGCAGGCAGCAGATCGAGGCGGTCGGCAACGCCGAGCTCAACTACGCCATGCGGGACCGGCAGATGAACCTTGAGGCCCAGGGCTTCCGCAGCCAGGCCGAGGCGCAGGTCATCCGGGCCATGCCGCAGTACCAGGCCAGCCCGTCGATCATCTCGCCGATCCTCCAGACCTTCGGCTCGGGTCTCGGGATGGCGGCCAACTTCGCCGGTCCCGGCTTCTTTGCGCCTGAAGCAGCGCAGGCCTCTCGCCAGTACTCGAACCCGTACTTCGGTGGGCGGTTCGGTCGCAACTTCAACTGGGGCACAACCTGATGCGATCGCGCTACGCAACCGGCGACAACATCCCGCAGGTCGCCCTTCAGCCGTCGGCCAGCCCGATCAGCCTGAACGTGCTTCCGGCGGCCGGGCAGCCGATCCGCGGAGCCAACGACCTCATCCAGATCGCCGAGGCACTGGCCCCCTTCAACCAGGGCCTCCTGGCGTTCGGCAAGCGGGCCGTGGATGCGGAGAACGAGCGGGCCGCAATCGCCGGGTCCACGCTCGACTTCGGCCAGGTGCAGGCGCAGAACGTGCCAATCGAGCAGCGGGCGGCAGAGCTGAACCGGCAGTTCAAGTCGGTCATCGAGAAGTCAGGAGTCTCGGACGCCGCCAACCCGTTCTTCCAGATCGCGGCCCGCCAGAACTTCGGCCGCAAGCTCGCCTTCGACTACCGGGCGGCGATGTACGCCAAGCGAGAGCAGGTGACGGATCCCGACAACCCGCTCTCCTACCAGGAGGCTTCCGCCCAGGTTGCCCAGGAGGTCCTCGGGGAAGCCCTCGTCGGCGACTTCTACGGCTTTGCCGGGTTCCGCGAGGTCGCCCAGAGGGTGGACGCGGAGCTCATGAACGAGTTCGCGGTCGAGTCGGTCCGCCGCAAGGAGTCCAAGGGCACCCTGTTCGCCAAGCAGGCCCTCACGGCCGCGGTGGTGCAGGGCGACGTCGAGACGGCCAACAGGTCGTGGGCCGACTTCCAGACCAAGGTCACCGACCCCGTCAAGGTCCGAGCCGCCTTCATGGGCTCGGCCAAGGACATCCTGATGTCGGCACCGGACCTGGAGCAACTGACTAGCAGACTGGACAGTTTGCGGTCCATCCAGTACGGCAACCAGTCCGTGAGCGACAACATGGACCTCGTGACCGAGCTCGTGCAGCTCGAAGACCAGGCCAGGAAGACGATCGTCGCCAAGATCGACCAGGAGAACAGGGTCGGCGAGATGGCCTTCGACAACGCCAAGCGGGCGATGTTCGGCCAGGGATTCGTCTCCGAGGCGTACCGCCACATCCAGACCCAGGGCGCAGAGATCGCCGGTGGCAGCCTTGCAGACTGGGCATCCGTCTACGTCGATGACCTGGCCCAGAAGAACGGGTTCAGCGACTCGGTGAGGGAACGCCTGAAGGAGTTCGCCATCGAGCGAGTCCAGGCACTCTCTGCAAGGACGGATGCCATGTCAGCGGCCCGGTCGAAGGACGCGCTGAGGGAGGTCTACCGGGGCATCTACGACGGATCGCTCCCCTCCGAGGAGGCGGTGTTTGCTCGTGGCCTGGAGCTCGGCGTCAGTCCAGACGACCTCATCGCAGCCGTGGAGCTCCGAGCCCGCCGTGGCGGTGCCGTGCAGACAGCCATTGAGCGAACCCTGGAAGAGACCATCGGGCAGAACGCCGGGCTCCTCAGCTCCCACATGAACGCCAACGGCCTGTCGCCGTTCGGTCTTGACGGACGGCCCACCGCTTCTGGAGCACTGGAGTCCAACCGCCACGCCATGCGGATCCAGGCGAACCTCATGCTGGAGGCCAACCGGTTCACCGCAGACGAGGTTCCCGACAAGCAGGGCAAGCTCTTCTCCGAGTATGCGAAGGAAGGCCAGCAGCAGGCCGCTGCTGCCGTGCGCCGCTTCATGGCCGACCGCAACGCCGAGCTTGTCCAAGGCGTCATGGACGAGTCAGACCAGGCGGTCACCGCCGGGAAGATCAGTATGCGCGGGTCGTTCACGAAGCCGGAAGAAGACAAGGCGGCCATCAACTGGAAATCCTGGCAGGACCTCGGCAACCTCGTCTCAGAGGTGTCCAGGGGAACCGTCAGCGTCTCCGACAGGTCGGTCCCCCCGCAGATGGAGCAAATCTTCCGCGACCGGATGGACCAGCTTGCCAAGGACTACGACATCGGCTTCCTCTCGGGTACCCGAGGAAGCGTCGAGCAGCTCCGCGTCGCCGTGGCCGAGCGCCTGTTCACGGCCATGAAGGACGGCGGCGACATCGAGACGAAGGACCGGGACATCATCGGCGGCATCTCTGCCGCAGCCGCTTTCATCATTCCAGCAGCGACCGACTTCTCTGTCGGAGCCGATCTGCCGAGAGCCGCCTACTCCTACTGGAGCACGTTCAAGAACGTGGACCAGATCCGGGAGGACTACGCCAACGTCATGCGCCTCGGCGGCCTGACCCTCGACCACATCTTGCAAGACCGTGACCAGGAGGGCCTGCCGGTGTTCGGGCTCACCCTCCCCAAGACCAAGCAGGAGGCCATGAAGGCCGCCTTCGCCATCCCGATGGTCCAGTCACTCGACGAGCTGCGCGACTACGGCAAGGTCTCGGCGGTCCTCAAGCGCCTTGGGCTCACCGACAACGAGATGCCGCAGTTCATCCAGGCCCAGCGGATCCTCTTCGAGATCCGCCGCGTCGGCAAGCGGTTCGAGGTGCCCGCATCCGTGTCGTACACGACCCCCGAGCAGCTTGAACAGGCCAAGAGCGCCTACTTCCAGAGCCTCGAATCAGCCAAGCAGAAGATCGGTCAATGAGCCAATTCCAGAACCCACTCACGACTCTCGGCCAGGACGCGGAGATCAAGTCCCCGGAGCTTTCCGGCGGACCAATCGTTGACGCAGGGCAGCCTGCGCCACAAGGCGAAATGCCGATCTGGGACACCACCGATGCCCTGATGGCTGCGCCCCGTGGCCTGGTCGGGGCGGCCCAGGGGATCTACAACACGATCGACTGGGTCGGTTTCGACGTCCTCCCTGACTGGAAGACCAACCCGCTCGGGGAGTCCCGAAGCATCGCCGGTGGCCTGCTTGAGGGGCTCGTCGAGTTCGGCTCGATCCTGATCCCCGGCATGGGTGCGGCGTCCGGCGTCGGCGCAGTGGCAAAGGCAGGCCGTCTTGGCAAGGCCGCGTCAAAGGGCCTCGGCTGGCTTGCCAAGGCTCCCGCCAGCGCCTCGGCTGGCGCCAAGGTCGCCAACGAGATCGCCCGCGCAACCGCCGTTGGCGCAGTCGCCGACTTCACGCTCACCACCCCAGGCCAGCAGCGCCTCAGCAACCTCGCGCTCCAGTTCGAGTCTCCCTGGCTCAACAACGACGTCACCAAGTTCCTTGCCTCCGGCGAGGGCGAGGGCGAGCTTGAGGCCCGCCTGAAGGGTGCCGTCGAGGGAATGCTCCTGGGCGTCCCCGTTGACTTCGTCGTCGAGGGCGTGATGCACGGCATCAAGGCCGTCCGCCACGGACGCATGGCAGGCGAAGCCGCAGCCCGTTCCGGTGCCTCCCCGGAGGAGGCCATCGACGTCGCCGCCCGTGCCGAGGCCGAGTACGCAGCACAGCACCGGGACGCGATCGAGAGGGCCGCGTCTGCCTACTCAAGACCCGACGAAGGCGTGGCGGCGATGGCGGCGGACGGCCGCTCGTCTGGCGCGGCTGAGAAGTTCCCAGTGATCGAGAACGGCGCGATGGACCGGCCGCTTGAGCAGGCCCCGTCGATGCTTGCCAGGATCCAGAAGGTCATTGACGCGGAAACGCAAGGCGGGCCGCCGAGCCTCAGTCAGGTCGCCTCTTCCGGAGACGGGCTTGCCGAGAGCCTGCGGTGGGTGGCTATAGATGCGTGGAAGAAGACACGAAGACATGACGACGTCCTCGACGCCATCAACACCTGGAAGAACGACAACGGGTTCGACAGCACCAGGGACCTACAGCGGGCGTCCAAGCCAGCATCGAAGCTGTTTGCGGAGGCCCAGAGCACCGAGTTCGCCGGGAAGTTCTCCACCGATATCAAGGCCGAGGTGGCTGCGGAGCGGGCGAAGATCGTCGGGGAGCTCTCCGACATGGTCGCCAACCCGCGCAAGTACACCGTCAGGTCGGCGTCGCAGGCTCTCCAGCCGCTGCTTCTTGAGGGCGAGAGCATGGACAAGATCCTCGCAGAAGCCGGTGTCCGGAAGTCAGTCTTCGGAATCACCACCGGAGGATCGCTGAAGGAAACCCTTGAGAGCACCATCTCGCTTCCCGAGATGCAGTCTCAGCCGGGGCTCAAGGCGCTTGGCGAGTTCCTGCTCAAGCAGGCCGACAGCGAGTCGCTCCAGGACTCAAGGACTCTTGCCGGAGGCGAAAGCAGCATCTTCCTAGGCGAGTACTTCAGCGCGGAGCGGCTAGTCACGCTGTTCCAGAGCATCAAGAATCCGGAGCAGGCTGCCCGCGTCGTCCTACACGAGGCGGTCCACGCCACCGTCCTGCGGAAGATCAACCTGTCGGTCAGGGACGCCGTCGGCAACAAGACCGGGGCATTCTTCGACTACGAGAACTTCAGCGGGCAGGGCGCGGCCCTCACGAACAAGACCGGGGCTGCCGCCTCCGAGATGAGGCAGATCATCTCGAAGATCAAGGACAAGGACGTAAAGCAGCTCTTCGAGCTGTACGACCATGTCATGAAGAACATCCCGGAGGAATGGAAGAACAAGAGGCTCTTCCAGACCTGGATGCCTAACGACGCGCATTACGGGCTCACGAACATCCAGGAGTTCATCGCGGAAGCGATGACCAACGGGAAGTTCCAGCGGATGCTCGCCGACATGAAGCTTCCGGACAACCGGAGCCTCTGGCAGGCATTCCTCGATGCGCTCTCCAAGATCCTCGGGACCGACAAGCTGTTTGGCGCCCTTGCGTCGGATGCTGGCGTCTCCGGATCAGACAACGTCCTGGCGTCGGTCATTGACACCGGCGGCAAGATCATCAGCCGAAGCGAGGCAGAGTTCAAGGGGAGAAACCCGCCGTCTCTTGTACCGGACGCCTCCCGTGCATTCAGCCTCCCTGACCCGTCCAAGGCAGGCAGCGGCAACCCCCGCGCCAGCTCCATGCCGGTGCCTAACTCTCCGCGGCCCGACCCGATCGCTCCGCTGCGCCAGCAGATCGAGGAGATCGTCAAGCGCGTCCGCGGCAACCCGACCGGCTGGACCCCAGGCGACCTCCAGGAACTCAACCGCCTGGTCGCCGAGACCACCGACAGCGGCCTGTTCAACACGGGCTTCGGGGCCAAGAACGGGAACGTCCAGGGCGAGTTCATCCTGGCCTTCGCCGAGATGGTCTCCGAGAACAAGGTCCTGTACGAGGGCATCAAGCGCGTCCGCTCCAACGCCGAGACCGCGGCCGACCGCGACAGCTTCCTCAGCGTGATGGAGTCGATCGGCGGCTTCACCCCCGAGCAGAAGATCAAGTTCGCCCAGACCATCTCCGACTGGCACGGTCCGATGTTCGAGGACGGCGCGGCGGTCGTCTCCGCGATGGTCGGGGCGCAGATGAACAAGTACCTCGACGCCATCAAGCAGGGCGCCTCCCAGGGCGAGCGCGAAGCCCTCTACAACGTCCTTGTCACGATGGCCGCGGCGGACCGCAAGAACGCCAACATCATCGGCCGCGCCCTCCAGAACCGGAAGATGATGTGGAAGGAGGAGCTGGCCGCCCGCATCTCCCAGCTCACCCCGCAGCAGGTCAGCCAGCAGCTCCAGTTCATGCAGGGCATGGTCGAGATCGGAATCCTCGACAAGGACACCTTCTTCCAGATCCGCGACAGTGCCCTCGGCTCGGGTTGGTCCGGCCACGCCCTGTGGGCGTTCAAGAACAGCATCCTGTCCGGCCCGGCCTCCAGCGCCATCAACGTCATCAGCGGCTCGGCGGCGTGGCTCTACATGCCGCTGGAGCGGGCGCTTGGCTACGCGGTGGACGGCCTGTTCGACCAGCGCCAGACGGGACGCGCCTCCCGCGAGCTCTCCGTCTACAAGGAGCTCCCGTCGGTCATCGGCGAAGTCTGGAACTCCACCAGGGCCTCGTGGAAGCAGGGCGGCGACTCGATCACCCTGGGGTCCGACAGCAGCCCCTACGGCGAGTTCCTGAACCGCCGAGGGTTCGTGCCCCGCCGCAACGGCAACGTCTTCACGGTCGCTATGGACTACCTCGTGTGGGGCTCCGGGCAGGCGGTCGGCCTCGGCGGCATCCCGACGAAGCTCATGGGCGCCACCGACGAGGCCTTCTCCTCGGTGGCCGCACGGGCGGACATGCGGTCGTACCTGATCCACAACGCCCCGGCCAACGTCCAGGGCAACCCGACCCGCCTGGCTGCCTGGGTCCGCGGCAAGATGCGCCAGGCGTTCAACGACGTCGGCGCCCTCTACAGCGAGGAGGCCGTCCGTGGTCGCGTCATGCGCGAGGCCAAGGCCAAGGGCTTCGAGCCCGGCAGCCCGGAATGGACGGCATACGTCCAGAACGGGATGGCGAAGGCCTGGGTCGCGCCGCAGGGCAGGGACCGGCTTGACATGGAGTTCATGCAGCGGGCCGCGGCAGGCGTCCGCCGCCGTGCCGAGCAGACCACGTTCAAGCGCGACTACACGGACATCCTGGAGGAGGCCCACTCGATGGCCCTCGGAACCAGGACGCTGGCTGGCCTTGGCCGCAACGCCACCGGCCTGATCCGCGACGTCCCGGCGCTGGGCTTCCTGATGCCCTTCGTCAAGACGCCCACGAACCTGCTGATCTGGGCCGTCGAGCGCAACCCCATCGAGGCCACGCTCAACCTCCGCAAGCACATGGACAACCCGGAGATGCGCGGCGAGATGGTCGGCCGCCTCTCGGCTGGCCTGCTCATGTACGGCGTGGCCGTGACGGCCGCCTTCAACGGCGCGATCACCGGCCGCGGTCCGTCCGACCCCAACGTCCGCAAGGCCCTAATGGACTCCGGATGGCAGCCCAACTCCATCCGCATCGGCGACCGCTACGTCTCCTACTCCCGCTTCGACCCCTACGCCTCGATCCTGGGGCTGATGGGCGACGCGGTTGACATCGCCAACCAGCGGTACCTGTCGGAGAAGGAGCAGGCGGAGATGATCGACATGACCGCCAAGGTCGTCGTCGGCTCCATCGCCAACAACATGGTCAACAAGACCTACCTGACCGGCCTGCGGAACATGCTGGACGCGATCATGAACTGGGAGACCAAGGGGCAGGCCTTCGTCGGCAGCCTCGCCGGTGCGGTCATCCCGAACGCCCTGACGCAGCCCTACACCCACTTCCAGGACGAGATGGCGGCCCCCAGGGAGATCATGGACCGCATCATGGCCCGCATCCCGGGCTACGGCGGCACGGTTGACAAGCGCCGGAACGCCCTCGGGGAGGCTATGGACAACCCAGCGGAAGCCTGGAACCTTGCCATCCCCGCCCGCGTGACTAAGGAGAGCCGGGACCCGGTCAAGCAGGAGCTGGCGAAGCTGCTGGTGGGCTTCTCCACCCCGAGCCCGACCCTGGACGGCGGCATCGACCTGACCGAGATGCGCTCCGGCACCGGCCAGACGGCATTCGACCGCTACCAGCAGCTCACCGCCGAGACCGCCATCGGCGGCACGAAGCTGCGCGACCGGCTGGCCCAGATCATCCGGACCAGCCAGTACCAGGCCATGCCGGAAACCTCCGTTGACGGGGTGCAGACCACCCGCGTCAGCCTGCTCCGCAGCGAGATCGGACGTTATCGCCGTGCCGCGTTGCAGCGGCTCTTGCAGGAGTACCCAGAGATCGCCAACCGTCGGCGAGAGATCGAGAACATCAAGTCAACCATGCGTCGAGGATCCTGATGCCCGAGTACTACGAGCTGCCGTACCAGTCCCGGACCTGGTACCGCGGGGACGGTGTCAAGCTTGACTTCCCGATCCAGTTCGCAGGCGGCCCGCCCCTCGACCGCAGCCATGTCAAGGTCTTCATTGACGAGAACATCCTGACCCAGGGGTGGTCCATCGTCAATGTCAACGGTCAGGACCACGTTCGGTTCGGGACCCCGCCGGAGCTCCGCACCACAGCCCAGGCCCCGAACATCAAGATCGTCCGGGCCACCCCAGGAACCGCCGACAACCGCGCCGTTGACTTCGAGGGCGGGTCGCTGCTGCGGTCCGAGGACCTCGACAAGGCGATGCTCAACGCCCTGTACGTCTCCCAGGAGTCCTCGGACCTGTTCCTGGACCAGGGAGGCTCGGCCGTCAACACGACCCAGGCCCAGGACATCGCTGGCGAGAAGACCTTCATCGACGGCGTGGTCATCGACGACAACGCGGTCTTCCGGTTCGAGCCCGGAACCCCGATCAGCAAGGTCTCCAACGGAGAGCAATACGTCCTCGCCGCGGCGGACCTCCTCGGCAACGTCTCCTGGCAGAAGACGTCGGTGTCCGCGGAGAACCTTCCCTCGTCTGTCGTCCTGACGGACTCCCCGACCAACCAGGCCCAGGTCATCACCGCCCCGAAGAAGTTCGAGGGCGTCGTTGACATCCTCAACACCAAGCTCAAGATCAGCGGCGCAACCAGCCCGACCGGCAAGGCCCTGACTTCGGACGCAAACGGCAACCTCAGCCTCAACAGCGTCGTCAACGGGATCCGGCTTGGCAGCGCAAACGTGGCCCTGAGCACCGGAGAGATCACGATCTCGCCGAACTCCATCGGGGCCCTCCCGGCAAACACCGAGGGCGGCGCACAGACCGTCACGGCGTCCGTCAACTTCACCGGCAGCATCAACCTAGGCGACAACGCGGGCGCCGACACGCTTGTCATCAACAGCAAGCTTGTCATCCCGACCAACGCCCAGCAGGGCAGGGTCCTCACCTGCATCAACGCCGATGGCGACGCTGCATGGCTGGCTGCACCGCAGACCGGGATCACCAGCGTCAACGGCCAGACCGGCGCGGCAACCGGCGGTGCCGTCACGCTGACCGCAGCAGACGTCGGGGCGGTGACCGTTGACACGAACCAAAACATCAACGGCGCCAAGACGTTCACCAACGATGTCAGCCTTGGCGTCGATGCCTTTGACAAGATCACCATTGCCGGAGAGCTGTTCATCCCGTCCACAGGCAGCGCCGGTCAGGTCCTGACAAGGACTGCCGATGCCAAGGCAATCTGGCAGACCCCGCAGCCCGCTGGCGTGTCAACCGTCAACGGCGCCAGCGGCGACGTCTCAATCACCGCAGCCGGTCTGGGCGCATTCACGGCCCAGACGATCCCCGTCGCATCGGCCGCCCAAAAGGGCATCATGCAGGTCGGAAGCGGCCTGTCAGTCACCGCCGACGGAGTCGTCAGCGTCAACCAGAACGCGACCCTGCCGGTCGCCTCCGCAACCGTCCTCGGCGGCGTCAAGGTCGGCAGCAACCTGTCGATCAACGGCGACGGCGTCCTTTCGGCGACCCTCAACGGCAGCGTCGGCGTCAACAAGTTCAACAACCGGGCCGGGGACGTCATCCCGATCGCGGGCGACTACACGGCCGCCCAGGTGACCAACGCCGTCACCACGAACTCCGCCCAGGACATCGCGGCTTCCAAGAAGTTCACTGCCAACCAGACCGTGTCCACGGCGACGCCGCCGGTCGGGACTACTGGATCATCCGGCGTCCTGCTGAACACGAACGGCCTGATCCAGGCGCAGCGGACGGCTGACAACGACCGCGTGTTCCAGGGACACGCGCCTGCTGGCGGCGTGACGTCCTACATCGAGTCGGACGGCACCGCCTGGTTCGGCGGCATCGTCACGGCGAACGACGGGTTCGTGTCCACCGGCGGCATGACGATCGGAGACAACACCGCCGACGGCATCAACATCACCGGCACACTGAAGATCAACGGCAACGGAACACCGGCGGCTGGCAAGGTGCTGACCTGCACGAACGCAAGCGGCAACGTCGAGTGGCAGGTGCCGTCCAACGCCCCGGTGACCAACGTCAACGGCCTGACCGGCAATGTCCTCATCAGCCTTGACGGAGAGGCAAGCCCGACCGGCAACCTGGGCGGCGTGACCAAGGGCACGAACCAGGTCATCTCCGGGACGAAGACCTTCTCGGTGCCCCAGGTGTTCCAGGCAAACGTCACCCTCGGCGATTCCGTGTCGGACACGGTGACCATCAACGCAGTGACCAAGATCCCGGCAGATGCCTTGGTCGGGCGCGTCCTCACCTGCTCCAACGCAGACGGTACGGTTGCGTGGTCTCCTCCCAGGGTCAACTCCGTCAAGGGAGTAAACGAGGAATCCGGGCAGATTAACGATGTCGTCATCACGGCGGCCCATGTCGGGGCGCCGACCACGGCAGAACTCACGACGGTTTCCAACGCAGCCGCGGCAGCCCAGTCCACGGCAACGGCGGCGCAGAACACTGCCACTAACTCGCTCAACGTCGCCAACTCGAAGCTGTCGGCGGTATCGACCGACGCGACCGTCGGCGGCGACGGAAACCCGTATGTCTGCCTGTCCGGAGACGGGACTTCCGGGAGCAAGCTCCGTGTCGTCGGGGCCCTCCCAATCGGCCCGGCGGGCGGTGGGCTCACCGGGACCTACCCGAACCCGACCATCGCCAACAGGGCAGTCGGCTTCGGCCAGATCCAGACCGTTCCTGCCCAGACCATCCTCGTCGGCCCGACCACCGGCACCTCCGCCGGTTCCGTGACAACGGTTGGCATCGGCAGCGGCCTTGGCTTGTCAACGGTGTCCGGCGCGACGGTCCTTGTCAACAGCAACCAGCCGGACGTCAAGGCTGCCACGAACAACACCTTCACCGGCACCAACGCCTTCAACGGCGCCAGCGCCACCTTCGGGAACACGACCCCGGTCACCGTCGGGCAGAACCTGACGGTCAACGGCAACACCACGCTTGGCGACGCCGCGGCTGATTCGGTCATTGTCAACGGCGCCCTGCGGATCTCCTCCGGCACCCCCGGCGCTGGCAAGGTCTTGACATCGGACGCTAGCGGCAACGCCACCTGGCAGGCAGCCACCGGCGGCTCCGGCGGCGGAGGAAGCGTTACTTCAATCGGCGCCTGCCAGACCCTGCGTCTGGTCGGGACGCCAAGCGGGTCCAACTGGTCTGCCCTGACCATCGACCAGCCGGGCAACACGTTCTCACGCGCCAACGCGCTCGGGCTGACGACGGCTGGCGCATGGAACCTCAAGTCTTCTGAAGGTGTCTGGAAGGGCGTCGTCATGCTCAACCCGAACTTCAACGCCTTTGCCAACGCTCCTCTGCCGACCAGCATGAGCCTTCTCTATGTGACCGTCAACACCACCGGGACGACCGCCAGCCTCGGGACGATCACGCCGACCAACTCCACGGGAACGATCGTTCTCATGCTCACGAGGGTCTCCTGATGTCCCAGGACCACGACGTCATGCTCGCCATCGGGCGCCTCGAAGGCAAGCTCGACTCCCTCATCCAGCTCCGGCAGCAGCAGCAGCAGGAGATCCGCGACCTAGACACCCGGGTGCGGGCTTTGGAGAGCGCCAAGTCACTCATCATCGGCGGAGCAGGCGTCGTGTCCGCATCCGTGACCCTTCTCCTCAACTTCATCAACAGGTAACCATGCAAACGATCACGATCATGAACAGCCAGTCGATGGCTACGCCCATCACCGGCACCGGCGTCACCTACGACGCCCTGATGGACTCCGTCGGCGTCGCCGTCATCAAGATGAAGCAGAGCTCCGCAACGGCACCCAGCGGCACCTGCAACATCCAGATCCAGGGCAGCCTCGACGGCAGCGACTGGGCGGTCCTCTACTCGGTCGGCAGCGGATCGCTGACCACCCCCATCGGCGTCTCCCCGGTCTATGGCTCCGGCAACGACGGCTACCGCACGGTGGCCCAGGTCATCCAGACCATGCCGCTCATGCGCGTCTGCACGGACGCAGGCGTCAGCAACACGAACCTCTCGGTCATCATCGCCAACGGACAATGACAAGCAGCAACCCCAATTCGTCGCCCACCACGCAACCGACCTTCCGTCCGTTCGCGGCTGCGGGGCGGCGAAAGGGGGTTCGGCTTGTCCCGACCAACACCATCATTGGCGAACCTACCCAGGCCCCGGCAGCGCCGTCAGGCCTGACCGGTTCTGTCTTCCCGACCTCGATCAACCTGACCTGGACGGACAACAGCGTCTTCCCGAACACGGCCACTTCGTTCACCTACGAATGGCAGGTGCAGGGGGTCTGGCAATCGGCCACCACGACGGCAACTTCGGCGACCATCACCGGGCTTTTGGAAACGACCGCATACCCGGTGCAGGTCCGGGCGAACAACGCCGTCGGGAGCAGCTCCTACACACAGTCAACAACGCCGGTCACCGGGATCCTGGCCCCGACCAACCTCTCCGTTTCCGTTTCCGGAACCACGGTCAACATCTCCTGGACCGACGCTTCGTCCGTCGAGACCGAGTACCGGGTCGAGCGTTCGAGCAACGGCGGTGCGTCGTACTCGCTGGTCGCCACTACGGCAGCGAACGCATCTTCCTATGCGGACACGAACCGACCAGACGGCACTTACAAGTACCGTGTCGCTGCGGTCAGCTCATCGTCCCCATTCGGTCAGTCTGACTGGGCAACACAGCCGGGCACCGTCACCGTCGCTTCCGTCCCGGCTGCTCCGACGGGACTTGCGGTGCAGGACGTCACCAACACCCGCGTGGATCTCTCCTGGGACGACATCGCCTCCACCGAGACCGGCTACGTCATCGAGCGGCGCCTGCTCCCGTCCGGCTCGTTCAGCCAGATCGCGGCCATCGGTGCCGACAGCGTGTCCTACCGGGACAACACCATCCAGGAATCTCGTCAGTACGAGTACCGGGTGGCGGCAACCAACGCTGCCGGTACGTCGGCCTACAGCAACACGGCCAACACCTGGACGGTACCGAACGCTCCGACCTTCCTCGAAGGGTTCGGTACGTTCACCGCCGCGTACCTGGACTGGGTTGACAACTCCACCGGAAACACCGGATACCGAATCGAGCGTCGAGTGCCTGGAGGCACGTTCGCGTTCCTTGCCAACACCTCCAACGAGGTCACCTACATCAACACCGGCCTGACGACCGGATCGACCTTCGAGTACCGGGTGGCCGCGACCAACGCCACGCAGACCTCCGCCTGGTCGAACACCGTTTCGGTGACTATGGACGGAGGACTCGGCTCTAACCCAGGCGTCCCGGCGGCGCCGTCCAGCCTCGTCGCCACCGCCACCGGCTCTTCGACGATCTCATTGACCTGGACGGACAACGCGAACAACGAGACCGGTTTCGCCATCGAGCGGTCCACGGACAACGTGAACTGGACCGTCATCTCCGACGACGAGATCGGGCCGAACGGGAACTCCTATTCGGCGGTCTCGCTGAATGCCTCGACCCTCTACTACTTCCGCGTGAAGGCCGAGAATGAGATGGGCTGGTCGCCCTACAGCAACACGGCGTCTGCTACGACCCAGGCCGCTTCCGGAACTCCAGCCGCATCCTGGTCCCTCGACTTCAGCACCGGGGAGCCGTGGTCGAACGGGACGAACTACGTGTTCTCCTCGACGGCCAGCACCACGCGGACGTTCGTCAACAGCAGCGGGTACGTCGCGCCGTGCGTGGCGAATTTGGGCCTGCAAAGCCAAGACTTCGGTACGACGTGGACGGCATTCGGCATGACCACAACGTCGTATCTGAACACAGATACGGCTCCTGACAATACGGTCACCGCAGACAAACTCATTGCCGATACCACGAGCGGCGTGCATTGGTTCTCGCAAGTAATCCCTACCGGGCTTGGTCTTACTCGCACGTTCTCCGTATTTCTGAAGAAGGGAGGTTCAGACTTCGGGTTTGTTGCGCTGCGATACAACTCAACCGCCGATTCCGCGTACGTTGCGGTTTACGATCTAACCAACGGAACTCGTACCACCACGAACTCCATCGGAACATT